GCGATAGCTTTAGAAACCTTCTTCAGTTCTTGATTCATCGACTTGATAGCCTCCGAAATCATAGACTGGACTTCTTCGCGGGTAAGAACTTCGCTCATCTTCTCTTCTTCTTCTTTCGCCTCTTCTACCTCCTCGACTTCCGGCATTACCCACTCTGCGATAGCGCCCTCGGTTACGACGAACTTCGTTCCGTCCTCGAGGGTGTAGTCTCCGTCTGGGAGGGGGATTTGTTCCCCTTCGTCATTAACGACGAAAACGGGAACGCCGATAGCCCACTCCTCGGCTTCGGTTTGGATTACCTGACCTCCTTCGAGCGTCGCGGTAGCCAGTGCAACCTTCTCCTCCGACAGCATAGCGCTGTACTTGGAAAACAGGGCCGCAACTCTTTGGTTAATGTTCATTGAGTTATAGGGTTTAAGGGTTTAACCATTTGCAAGGTCATTTCTTGACAGAAGCCACTTCCGCCCGGACGTCTTCTAGAATCTCTTCGAGTTCTCCGAGGAACGAATCTGCCGATAAATCGACTTTCCGCGTAAACATCCCTTCAATACTAAAGCCTTTGATTCGGTTCTCTTTTACCCATTCCTGCCAGATAGCATCCGAGTCTATTTTCATAGAAACCATCCACGTTCCACGTGGAACATTCATACCGTACATACGGCTCTTATCCTGTTCTCCTTCGACAATCCACGATTCGATTACCGTAGTTCCATTTAAGGGGACTTCGTGCTCGAGGGTAGCGCGGTTCTGGTTGCCTGCCTTAAAATAGAGTTCCATGGCTTTGCGTACGGTCTCCTTCGAGAACCAGATATGGAACTCCTGTTCGTCTTTCCTCCGGTAAATCGGTTTGTCGGGAATCAGAGCAGGCCCCATAACCACGCGCCGTTCTTTGTCGGTCGTTTGGAAGTTGTACTGGGTAGAAAGGGCTACCCAGTCCGCTTCGATAGCAGGTTCTGCCACCAAAGAAATTGCCTGAATGCCGTACGCGTCGGCTTGTTCGTCGATTACGAGTTCGAAAATTTCCATTATCCTACTAGGCTAGCTTGTTCTTTTATCTTTTGGTTCGCTTGTTGAGCATTTGAAACGTCCGAAGCGAGTACATAACTCTTAAACCCGTTCGTTTGGCTTCCGCGCATAAACGAAAGGTCTATCTGCGGGGCTTGAGGGGCTGAACCTCCGCCCATCCCTCCGCCGCCTCCGCCCGAAAGGGTGGGCGTAGTCTCCGCCGGGGGCCATTTTTGCCTGCTAATTGTTGCGATTTGTGCAATACCCGTAGCCGCTACCGCCGCCGTCTGAAGGATTCGCAGGATTGTAGACGGTTGCGTTTTATCCGTAAGGGCCGTGGTGACACCTTCGGCGGTATTCATAATCGCAGAGGCCAAAGAAATAGCCTTTGAGATTTTAAAGTTCCGTTCGGCCCGCTTTTCATCGCCCTTCGTAAACGCGTCGTTCAGAGCAGAAACGGCCTGAAGGGTCATATTCGCGAAGTTGAGCGTACCCTGTGCCTTCTGGTTCTGAATCTTGATATAGTCGTGCAGGTAATTGTTATCCGATTCTCGGATTTCCTGGGTAGTTCCTATAATAGTTTTCTTGGAGTCGTTCGCGAACTGGCTCACGCTAGCCCTTCCTGCCTGAACGCCGGCGTTTGTCTCTTGCAGTGTCTTTAGTTCTTCGGCCCGTGCCTCTTGTGCTAGCTTAATACGCTCTTCCTCCAGTCGGATAGCTTCGGCCTTCAGTCCGTTGACTTTATTCTGTAGTTCGGTCTGGAGCGTTAACGATTCCTGTTCGATTTCGTAGACCCGCACCCGCAACTCCGCTAAACGGTCTAAATCCTCCTCCGTGGCGTTCGTCGTGGCCTGCCTCTGCTGCTCGATTCGCAGTTCTTCGCGAGCGTTTCCGAGTCTCTGGTTTACGAGGTTCTTCTCGAGGTTCGCCGCCCGACGTGCCGCGCTAATCCTTTCCTCTATACTGCGGTTTACATCGTCCGAAACCATTTTCAGACGCTCGATTTCCGCCCGCTGTTTCGCCGTTTCTACGGTAAGTTCTCGGTTAGACGCCCGTAGCCTCTGGGTAGCTTTTGTGAGTTCATCAATAATAGCTACCTCCTTCTTGATTTCCTCACCGATGCCTTTAACCGCGTTTGCCGCGTCCTGTGCGGCCCCTTGGAAATCGCCCTGAAAGAACTTAACGATAGCACCCCCGATAGCAGCCACGCGGTCCAGAAGGACGTTGAACGTGGCTTTAAGCATATTAAGGCCCTGCTCTAACAACTTCGCCCCTTCCGCCGTCTGGGTAAAGTAGGCCGCGAGGGTTCCTACAGCTACTACGATAGCCCCTATACCCGTAGAAATCAGAGCGACCTTGAGGAGGCCCATAGACCCAATTAAAGACCGCGCCCCGGCTACGCCATTAAATAGACCAGACGCCAGCCCACCCGTGAGCCGGTCGGCTCCTTCAAGGGCTTTCTTACTGGATTCGCCTAAGTCGTCAAACGCTTTCTCCGCCGCTTCGAGGGCGTTATCTAGGTCGGACGTGTCGGCCTTAATATCTACTACTACCTCTTTTTTAGCCATGGAATAGGCGGTATATCACGTACAACAAACCTCCGTACCAGCCGAAGAAAACCAGCGACGCGAGCAACACGTCTAAAATTTTATGCCATACAGGACGGCGCGGCTTCTTCAGAAGGTGCAGAGCATCGATAATATAACCGAAGTCCTTGCATCCTTTAACTCGAAACTCTTTCGGGGTCATGGCTGGTAACAATAAGCCGTCGTAACGTCGTAGATAAAGCCGTAACGCTCGCAGCAGGTACGGTTCACTGTGAAGATACCAGACCCGGTAGACGTGGTAAACTCAATTCTTCCCGTCCGTCCGGTAGCCGGGAGGTAGGTACAATCGCGAATATTGCCCAGAATCTTAAGCAGTTTCACCGTTACCGTTCCGTCTGTGGTGGGGTCGTATCCCGATATTTCGAGTACCCGCCAGTACGTATCAAAGAGGTAGATTTTGTCGCTCCATTCGAACGTCGAGAGGTCGTAAGGTTCGAGGCGGAACGTAGCCGTAAGTATCCGAGCATCCGAAGAGTACAGCTGGTTCGCGTATAGCTGCCAGTACTTGTTATAGAGCGTGTCGTAGGGGTTCGCGGTAATATCGAAGAACGGAAGTTCGATGCCGAACATGAGCGAGTCGGCAGGCACGTCCGCATCTTGCGTGTTGTTCGTGTCGAACTGTCCGAAGAAAGGCAGGTCGTTCGCTACCGCCGTTCCTGCATTATCCACGAGGATACTTGTTCCGAGTTGCCCGTTCCAGTATGCCAGTCGTGCCTTTACTTCGGGTAACGAGGCGTCATCTTGCGCCTCCGCAGAAATTAGCCGGAGGATGTTTAAAGCCGTATCAGGAACCAGCGACGTAACGAACGGAGCAAAGCCGGAGGTAATGATTTCTTCCCCCGTAGCGAAGTCGTTTGCGGGGTCGAGAATTTCGTGCTGTCCGTAAACGCGGGAGGTCGAGTTCTGGAAAGTGACGTTTACGAGGTCCTCCCCTTCGGAGTGGGTCCATACATACCGCTTCTTCTGGAGGTCCGAAGTCGGGGTAACGGTAATATCCATTCCGAGGTCTATTTTATTCGTCCAGTCCTTTTTGTCCCCAGTAGCCATATAGTCGTTAAAGGGTTCTATATAGACTTTCTTCGGGTTAACTCGGTCGGGGATAAATACGAGGTTAAAGCACTTTTGGAGACCCATTAAGAAATCGATTTGCCTCATTTTGGGCATGTTCCGTGCGGTATCCAAGGTCGAAACCCACGGGAGCACGCTGGTTATATGCCACGAGGTCCCTCCCGCTCCTACGCGGCTGCTATTCGAAATAAAAGTGACGTTTCCGGCGCTGGTTTGCGCTTGAACCTTCCACGTAGTCCCTGCGGTAAAGGTCCCAGACAATAGTTTTTGGTAACCTCCCAAAGAGCCAGAATTGCCCGTGGTAATCGTGTAGTGGGTGGTTCCGTCCGTTAGGCGCATTTGTAACGTAGCGCCTCCAGTAGCTAGCGTAAACGTGTAGAAGAAAGACATGGTATAGTACCCCGTCACGGGAACTGTCCACGTAGCGGTAGCAAAGTCCGCTCCTAAATCATAGAACGGGCTGCTTTCCTGAAACGTAACGTCTGTATAGGAGGTCGGAGCCGTCAAAGTCAGGTCGGAGGTTCTGCCTACCCAAAATTTCATCGAATCAAGGTCTTCGGTAAACCGTAGGTTACGCCCTCCCCCGTGCAGCATCATATACAGGTCCGACTGTCCCGAAAGCCAAGTAGACGCGTATTCGAAACCCGCCGCGTCGAAGATTTCTTTAACCACTTCCTCGACCCGGATAAACGGGGTAAAGTCCGAAGGGTACATCTTGGACGTGCTGGGGTTACTGCTTCCGTTCCAGTTCCGAAACCTGTCTACCACGCCGTACCGCACGTCTCCCGAAAGGAGGGACCCGCTCCAACTCCCCGTTACGTTCGAGTAGCTAACCGAGTGGTCAAAGGCCGATAAATCCAAATCCGACAAAAGGGCCTCCCCGACCGATTTTGCGAGGTCCGCCGTCTCTCCAAAGAACGCTACCTCGACATCTACGAACTGTCCTCCCGTGATATACCAGCCCTTTACCTGAATATAGCCCTGCATAATCAGTACCCCGCCGTCCATCAAACGAACGGGTATCTTCTCTTTGAGGTCGTACGCCGGAACCTGTGCGAGCGTGTAGGGTCCGAATACGTCCTCGTTCTTCGGAGTCAGGGGAACGCGGAACGTCTGCGAGTATCCGGAGGTCGGTTTGTTTACCTGCGTAATATCCGTAAACGCGTACGTGAGGTTTACGGGTTCGAACTCGTAAATTTCCAGTTCCTTCCACGTGGTCCGGTATGCAAGAATCGTTAGCATCGGATAACTTGAGCGAGTTCTACGTTTAGGGCTAGCTGGGTCAAGCGTCCGTCTGCGGTAGTCTTATAGGTCGCTTGAGAGGTCGTAACGGTTACCGGATTCCATACCCCGTCGATTTTTGCGTACACCTTCCGCGAGCGGAGCAGGAACGGGAGCAGTTTAGAATCTGCGACGTTAAACAGACCGTTTAGGATATACTGGAGTTTCGCGGTCTTCTGATACGCCTCTACCTCCGGGTTAAAACTCTGGAACGTATACGTAGTCGCGTCGTAATTGCCGAGGGCCTTCCGGTACGTCTTTTCTTCGGTCGTGATACTACGCCCCGGCCGCCCTTCGAACTTGAGGTAGTCCCACCCGCCCCGCGAGTTTGCGAACGTCACCTGTACCGCTTGGTCTTTGTAGTCTGTGCAGTCCCGAATGATAGACAGTACATTTCCTTCTTGAGTCCCAGACCCGTTCTGCGGGGTAATGGTAATTTGCTTCCACGAGGTCGCGGAGAAAATCGGGGTAAGGACCTGTGCGGGCATGATACCCGCGTATACCAGAAAGCCGTTCACCGGGGAGGTCGCGGACGGGAGTTGTGCGCCGTTCGTCGTATTGAGGTCTTTTGTTAGGGTAGTCGGTGCACCTGTCGGAGGTATAAGCTGGAAAGCCAGACGCGTAACGTCGGAGACCGTGTTGTTATTGATAAACGCGAAGAATCCTTCATCATCGTCCGCTGCCTCTATCGTAATCACGTTGTTTACGGGTTCCCGGTCGGTTAACCAGAACTTCTTCGTGCTGGCGGTTCCGTAGTAGTCCGAGAACGAGGGATGCAGGCCACTAGAAACCTGCTCGTACCCGTCCATCACGTAGATATACTTCGTGGCTTGTGCGAGCGCCTCCGTTCCCGTGTACTCCCCGATTTTTACCTCGTACTTGTTCATGTTCCCGTTGCTACGGGTGTACGGGAGCGCGGAGTAATCAAACAGAAGGGTAAAAGCGCCGTATACCTTTTCGTCTACCCGCGTCCGCCCTTGAATTACTCGGTTTAAGTCGAAATGCGCCCGGTTATTAGAATTCGGTTTGAGGTAGTATTTCCCTATCTCCGTCCCATTCTCGAATACCTGCACGATAAACGCGAACGTGTCATCTATAGTCGCAGACGTTTGGAGCGTATAGATTAGGGGCTGTCCCGCGGGCATCCACGTTTCCGAAGGGTTAGACGTAAAGGAAGCGGCCATTTATTTTGGTTTCAGAGTCACAGTTATAGGGCTGGCTTTGGCTACTAGCTTTTCTACGAAGGACTCCCCTACGGCCTGTGCGAGTTTGTCGCCCTTCCTGCGGATAGCCCATTCGAAGCCGTTAACGAAATAACGAACACCGGGTATTCCCTTACGCTTGATACTTCGCGCAATCAGGAAAGCGGCGGAGTTTAGTTTCGCTTCCGTCTGCTTGATAAAGGCCCCTGTTTTGGGGTCGCGGAGCCGGACGGGTTTCACCTTCATCCACTCCCGTACCGCTTCGGTAGGTGGCTGTTTGGTTCGGTACGAGAACGGTGAGCCGTGGCGTACTTGGTTGCCATTTACCCCCCAGTGGACGTACGACGCGTATTCGTTTGCTTTGCCTTTGGCGTATAGCTGAATTTCTTTTACGCCGGTCTTCCCGTAGCGGAACTTAAAAGCGAGGGACCTCTGGAGGGTACGCGTAGCTACTCCGTACCGGGGGTTTTTTCCGATTCGTTTGGTTCCTAGTTCGCGCTTCGAAGCGTTGAGTACTTCGTTTGCGAACTCTATCCACGCTTTATCTGCCTCTTTCATCGGCCCTGTCCTCGGTAGGGTTTCTTCCAGTTCTTACCTGCTTTGTGGGTTCCCTGCTTCTTCTTTGCGTGTACCCCCGGACGCGAGATACTGCGTTTTATCCGGAGCGATTGCGCTTGTGCTTTATCCTTCGCCATTGTACATCGATGCCCACGGTTCGCCGTTGTCCCAGTCGCTTGTTTTCGTGTAGGCCGCCGCTTCGTCGCGAGTCAGAACACCGGTCTTGTCTTCAGGTTCTACGTTGTACTCGAGGATGAACTCTGTGCATGCCAGGTTCCAGCGGACGCTCTGCACAAACAGATGCCACGGCACATCAGGCAGTTGTTCCTTTAGATATATGCGGTAATATTTCATAGCCCGTAATTTGATTTCGTGCTGTTGTAATTGTCTGAAACCTCCGTTGCTGTCAACGGTCGGTTGTAGTTCAATACCTCCCCGACCTTAATATTATTAAATCGGCTGTATGTTCCGCCGGGTTCCGCAAATGCGCCGATAATTGGTCGCCGTGAATTGTTAAAGCTGGCCCACGTTAGGCCGCCGGTTACTGTTTTATTTGCTGTGACCACTTGTGTGCCATTGATATAAAACCTTTCCGTACCTGTAGTAGTAGTCGAGTAGGTAAACGTCCCGCAAACGTGGCGCCATACTCCGGTAGTTATTGTTTGGTTGTATTGAATAGTCTGCTGCTGTCCCCCAGTATCCGTATATGAACCAAATAGCCATCCGTTCCCGTTTGTTCCCGTGCTATTTCGGTTATCGATGAAGTATGGAATTTTCCCAGAAGTACCGTATTCCGCATTGATAATCACGTCAAACGCCGCCGGAGCCGTCGAGTGATTCACCCAAAGAGACCAACTATAACCCGTGCTCGTTATGTCGAACAGGGTCGTAGTATTGGTGCCTTCTATCCTGTCGTTTACCCCGTCTAGTTCCCAGTAACGTAGGCTTCCTGAAGTGGTCCATGTAGCGCCGTAATTCGTAAAGTTGTAACCGCTATTTGACAGGTCATTCCAAGTGCTCCCACTTCCCGAATAACTTTTTAGGTTGTACGCATCCAGATACAACTTCAGGCCGTTTGTTATAACGGGATATACGCGGCGTGCCGCAGAAACTGCCTTGAGGAACATCATACCAGTGCGCGTTCTCCGGTTAAGGTCCAGACATCGGACGCTACCCGTTTAAGCGCCACCACGGAATACCTCGCGAAGGTCTTGAGGGTTTCGCTGCTGTTAATGGTCACGCCGCTGGCACCTACGAATGTAATTTGGCCGGTGTTATTCTGCTCGAAGTAAATCTCCGTGTCTGCAGCCCAAGTTACACTTACCTGAGTAGGCACAGTGATAGTTACCGCCGTCGTGCTGGTGGTTTGTATGTAGTCGCCTGCGTCTCCGAGCACGAGGGTATAACTTGTTCCCGACTGCGTACGGACGGCGCTGTAACTCGCGCCCCCTCCGCTTGAGGTAGCCCACGAAAGGGTTCCAGTTCCGTTCGTAGAAAGCACTTGGCCGTTTGTTCCGTCTGCGGTCGGAAACGTATAGGTGACATTTGCCGCAAGGGAAGCGGGGGCCTGAATGCGCACATAGTTGGTCCCGTTGTTTGTCCCTTCCCGCAATTCGAGGATAGCCCCGGCGGTAGTGGTCGCTGCGGTAGTAAGCAGAGAGACAAACGAAAGCGTTCCGGAGCCGTTAGTCTGTAGCACCTGTGTGTTAGTCCCGTCGGCTGAAGGGAGGGTAAAAGTGGTGCTGGCTGCCAGTGAGGTCGGCGCTTGAATTGCGATTGAATGCCCGCCGTTAACGCTGGCTTCCGCCAGTGCAATCCTGCCGCCTACGCTGCCTGCATAGTCCGAAATCACGGTGTTTGCTTGCCTAACTCCATCGGCCTCCACCATTAGAATCTCGAATGTTCCGTTGACGATATTCAGGCTCTCGCCGTTCAAATCAATTTCTCGCACTGCTGATAGCGTTACGTCGTCGTCATCGAGCCGTGCGCTGTCAAAGGTTATAGTATCCGTTCCGCTTGTGGTAGTAATAGTCATCCCCCCAGCTGCGACCAGCGTAAGGGTGTCTCCCGCGCTGTCTGCTACCACGTTTGTCTGTCCAGATACGGCGATATTACTAAACGAGTTAATCGTGCTCGCAATCGTTATACTATCCGTAGTCGCGTTCGTGGTAATATTTACCCCCGTTCCTGAAACGAGGGTAACGGTTGCCCGCGCGTCGTTTGCTACTACGTTAGATTGTCCGGATACCGCAAAGGTTCCGAACGCTGGCTCTTCGTTTCCGGGGGTCCACGTCCGTACGTATACGCGTCCGGTATTTTGTTGTGAACGTGTAACCGTTGCTACCGGGATAGCCGGAACGCCCGCCGTGCTCGAGAGTTCTCCCGCCGTCCCTGAAGCGTATAGAATCGTTCCTATGGCGTAGGCGCTCGTATTGATTCCCCGAAGTTCCCCGTACGTACGTGCGTGTCCTGTGCCTCCGATTGCCAACTGCTCCTCCGCAAGTCCTACCAGATACATACGGCTATCTACATCCAAGTCGAACAGGCCTACCGAAATTTTGTCTCCTTGGCTGCCTATGGCCTTGAGTAGCTTCCCCTTTGCGATAACAGACCCTGAACCGTTAAATACTGCCATATCGAGAGCGCGAGGCGCTCCGTTAATCCACTCCGCAGAATCTTCGTCGTATATCAACGCGTCGTGGTCCAGAGGGTCCGTTATCGTTACGTCGGTAAGGTCATCGAGCGAACCGCCGCCTCCAGTCGTTAAGCTAACTACCCCGTTACCTTCGTTCGTGAGGGTCCCGTTTGCTACTTTGATAGTATTTACCGAAAGGACATCCACGGTCCCGTCCTGCGTGAGCATCCGCAGAAGGCCCCTCCGTGCGTAGACGAACCCGCCCCCTTCAGGTTGTACCCCGTCGATAGGAGCGTCGCACGCGCTACGGTCGTACGGGAGTTGGATTCCCAGTTCCAGAAGAACCCCAGCGAGGACGTTCGACCCCGCTTCTTGCAAAGGGGTAACAGTGGCGTTTACCACTTCGTAATCCTCCGAGAAGATGAAGATATTGCCCCCGTTCGCGATATCTGCGAGGATGTCTTCCGCACATTGTTCCGCGTCGCTTACTATCTCCTTTTGTCTCTCGTTCTTCGATTCGTAGTGGCTGGGGAGGTCGAAGATATATACCTCAAAGTCCAGCGTTTTCGTGATGTCCTCGTACGTAGCCCCCGTATAGACTACGTGCATGAGCGGGTACGAATCGAACTTCTGTAGGTCCACATCTTCCGGCGACCCAAAGGAAAAGGACCGGATAAAGAAGTGGTTATCTGCGAAGTCTTCGAACCGCTTTATAATGGTGTTTAGAGTAATCATTACGGGGTGTTTTGGGCCTTAAGGGAGGATATTACCGTCTTTGCTTTAACTCGTGCGCAAGGTCTTTTAAGAACGCTAGATGTTGGAGGGTGACGTTAATGGGCTTTTGCGTGACTTCTTCCATACGGAGGAAATCCTCTCCCGCCAACTGGTAGAGCGCCGGGTACCACTTCCATTTGTCTGCAAGTGCCGAACCGCCTCCTCCGCCTCCAGTAAAGACGCTTGCAAAGTCTGAAGCCGTACAATTCTTGTATTCCAAAAAAAAAGCAGGGCACCCGAAAAGAGGTCGGCGGGCATCTTCTTAAACGGCTCCGCGTCTTCTTTGGCCGTGTATGCCTTCAGCTTGTATTCTTTGCCTACGTGATACTTGAGGGGCCGATAGAGTACCGACATGATGCGGTGCGCGTTCGCCCAGAAGTCCTCTTGATAGCTTTCGCAGTCTATCCATTCCCCCGTGGTGAATTCGTCCCAGTCTTTAATAAATCCGTACTTCTTCCCTTCAAGGGTGAGGATAGGTTCGTGGCGTGCGATTTCGGGGATGTTGTTTACCCGGTGCAGGATTTCGTAGATGTCGCCCATCGGAATCGTGCGGGCTTCCTGTTCCGAAATATCGCAAACGGCGCAAACCTTTTGCAGGTCGGTAGACTTCGTGCAAAGGACCTGTAACTGTCCTAGGGTTAGCTGGCTCCAGTTGGTAGGGTAACGCATCGAGGAAATAACGGGAAGAAGTGATTTCCTCAAAGTTAGGGCATAAAAAAAGGCCCCTGAGGGCCCTAACTTATTTCCGTTTGACTCACCATTCGTACGCGCTATGGTAGTACATGTCGCAGGATGCTCCGCTGTGCTCCTTAAGGTCAATCGTAATGATTCCCTTTTGAACAAGGTCGGAAATGTTACCGCGAATCATTTTTACCTCGAGGCCGGTTGCCTTAACTACCTGCGAAAGACCTGCTCCCATTCCGCCTTCGCGTTCCTGAATATCAAGGATTGCTGCGCTTACGATTTCGCTTTGAGCGGTCAGGGTGATGGTTGCGTTGTTCATGGTCGTTTTTTTTGGGTGTGTTTGTTTGACCCCACAAACATACGGGACTTTTCTTATTCTCCAAACTTTTGAGGGAATTTTTTTCACCCTATCCGGTACCTCCCGTAGTTCGGGTTACTCTGGTTGAACATAGCCGCATACCGCGCCGCGTCGATAGCGTGGTTAAACGCGTCTACCGGTTCGTTAAGGTTCTTCCCGTTTTTGTCCTCCTTCCACTTGTAGTTCCGGAGTTCCTTTATCAGGTTCAGCGAACGGGAGGTAACGGCCAAAGGCTTCGAGTGGAAGAACTGAATTCCCGCACGGACGGAGTCGGGACCCTTCCGCGCTGGGTGTACGTTCATCCCGTACCCGTGTAGTTCGTCGATAGACTTTGGTTCGGCGCTGTCTGCGATAACGGTATTCTTCCCTACCTCCGATTCCAGCAGTTGGAATATCTGCCTATTAGAAAGTCCGTTCTGGTATAGTACCTCATCGAGCAGGAACGCTTCCCCGTCCGAATAGACAGCCACGCAGGCCGTCGGGTCGTTCGTGTATCCGAAGTCGAGGCCGTAGGCTATTAGCTTAAACCGTGGGTCTATGGTTTCGGTTTGGCTCCAGTGGGTGAGGATTGTGGTTCGGGATTGTCCCCGCTCTCCGAGTCCGTAGATTCTCCAATAGTTGGGGTCGGCCACTTGTAACCGTTCAATCTCGGTAACGAGGGACGGTTCAAGGAAGGGGTTATCTCGGAACGTCGACTGAAAGAACGTGGCATCTTCTCGAGGTATTACGTGGTCGTATATCCAGTGGAATTCGTCGGAGGGGTTGTAGTCCAAAAGTACTTTACCCGTGGTTCGGATAAGCAACTGCCTGAAGTCTTCGAGGCCCAGTTCGTTCGCCTCGTTTATGAAAAGTAGGTCACGCTTGCGTCCGCGTATCTTCTGGGGCTGGTCAATACTGATAAATTCTATCAGGTTTCCCTCGAGGATATAGGTCGCGTCGCTTTTGTTGTGGTTTACTTCTGTGTAGATTCCTTCGCGCTTGAGTACCTCGAAGAAGTCCCGCATAACGGAAGCACGGAGGGCCGGGAAGGTCTTTCGGCAAATGGTGAGTACCGCCCCGCCGTTTGGGTTCCTGTAACAGAACTCGACCAGAGAAAGGAGGATAGAATAGGTTTTGCCCGAACGGGTACCCCCTTGGTGTACCTGTATCCGGGTCTTACAGTTGCGTACGTCGTAGTACGTCTTCGCGAGTTTCAAAGGCCTTCGCCGTTAAGCCAGGAAAGGGGCGAGCGTTCCGTTACCTCAATTTCCTGTCGCTCGATATATCCCCGCTTCTTTCCTTTGGTCTTCAGGTAGAAGATAGTCGCGGCGGGGTTCCCCTCTTTCACTAGTTTGTATAGGTGCGACTCTGCGAAGTCGATAACGCTTTCTTGGATGGATTCTACCGCGGCCTTATACTCTGGGTCTTCTTTCATCCAGTTGTAGTGGCTTTTGCGGTCTATGTCCGCTGCCTTTGCCGCAGTCGAAACTATGCCGAGGCTCCTTTCGAGAGCGTCGAGCATGTTCTTTTTGAGCGTGGAAAATGTGGATTCCATAGTTAATTAACGAGTTCAGCCTTTTTTCCTGTGAAGTTCTCCCACGCTTGAATCACTACCGCTATTTGAGTGGTGTTTTCGGGTAGTGCGTGTTCCTTTACTTGGAGGGTGTGGTCTCCTAACTTCCACTTCTGGTCCTCCGTTCCCTTTTCGCGGACCTCGGTCTCTTCTTCAGGGGTCCACACATCCAGTCCCCAGTCCTCGAGTTGGTTTGCGTCCCACTCATTCGCGAGGATATCCCAGTCCCATTCTCCGTATCCTACGTTATCCTTTATGATAAATTCTTCCTGCTGGGAATCGAGCCACGAAACTACGTGAACGGGAACCTCCCGCAGTCCTGCTTCTTTGCAGGCCCGTAGACGCATGTTTCCGCCCAATACAACCCCGTCCGGCGTGCATACGATAGGACGTACCTCTAACATCTGCGGGAACGCTCTAATCGATTGTACGAGTTTCTGGAACTTATCGTCCTTGATTACGCGGGGGTTCTTCGGGTTTGGCTTGAGGGTCTCAATCTTTGCCCGTTGTAGTCCAGTATTCTTCATTGTGCCAAATTTCGCCCATTACGTCCCTCGCTACTACTTCGAGCCATGCACGGTCTACCGCGTCGGCCGGTCGGATGTTTTCCGTGTACTGGGTATCTAGGTGGTACGTCGGTCTCGGTAAGTACGAATGAATCTTACCCTCCCGTGCGTACTTGAGTATTTGCGCCGCTATCTGCTGGCGTTCTTCTTTCGTGTAACTCATTCTTCGAAAATTGCGATTACGACTACCGATAGAAAGCCTATCAGGAAGATAGCCAGAACGTTCATTAGGAGTTCCATCAGCCGCGTGCTAGTTCTTCATTCATCCAGTCATCGAAAAAGCCTTCGCGCCGTCCGAGGTTAATCCACTTTCGGAATCGGTCCTGCCTTCTGTTTTCGCGGTATTGCGTTTCGTATCCTACGGGGACGGGGTAGAAGTCTCCCGCGTCGGACTGGTATACCATACCTGAATCCATTAGCCGCGAAATAGCGGAGGTTAAGGTTTGGTGCGGGTAGGGTAGATGCAACGTCCGCAGAGTTGTAAGGCTGTGGCCGGGGCCGTTTGAAATGACTCTGTAAACGCGGTAAATCTTCGGGAGGTCTTTACCGCTTTCTACCTGTTCGCGGTAGGCGTTAAGGGATAATGTGCTCATGTCTCTCGTTATTCTCCGCGGCGTGCGATAGCCTCCGCAAGTGAATGAATGTCCTTCTTTACTACGATTTTTGTTCCGTCGGTAAAACAGAGTTTAGAACCCGTACTACGGAGGGTGTGTTCCTCGAGTACATGGGTAACGGTGTCAAGGTTGACGTACACCAGTCGCGCGTCCTTATGTCCAAGCAGTTCCAACAAAATGTAATTATTCATTCGTCCTTTTTGTTGGCGTTATCGCTTATTCGCGTAATAGGCCACGCGTACCTTTTCGCGAATCTGGTACTTGAAATCCTCGAGTATCCTTTCGAGGTCGCGTTCGAAGTTCATGTCCTCGTGCCATTCGTTGAACGAGTCCGGACCCCGGTCGGGGACGCTGCTGCTCTGGACCCGTGGCCCGTCGGAAGTGTAGTGGTTTGCCATTAGTCGATGTCTTTTAATTCGGTTAGGACCTTCTTCGCTTTTTGCACGATTACGTAATCGATGCTGTTCATGTTGACTTCATCGATGAAGTCGAGGGCGGCGGCGTACTTCTTGTGGAGGTTTATGTACTGCCGCTCGAGGATTTTGTACTCGAGGCTCATTTCGTTCGTAGTTCGTTAGATGTTGCTGCTACTTGAGTTCCGTAAGAATCTACCCAAACGAAAATCATGTTTCCGTGCGGGTCTCGGAATTCGATTCCTAATCTGTACCCTTCCATAGGGCAGTTATAAATCTCGGCGACGAAACCGCGGCTCTCGTAATAGGCGGCGGCGGCTTTGCAAATCTCGTGGGTCAGTTTCATTTTTTCCGTCTGTTTGATGGGTCAAAGATATACAAGAATTCTATTCCTGCAAACTTTCAGTATCTTTTTTTTCAGTTGCCAAAGATTCGTGTACCCGTTCGGTCTCTTTCCAGACGTAGGCCCCAGAGTCCGCGTAGGCTACTTTCTTCAGGTTCTCTATCATGTTCCGTACGCACGATTCGCAGTTACTGGGGCTTTCGTTTGTGTGGTATGTACGGTTATAGAGTTCCGTAAGTTTCAAATTCTGCTCCCGGCTAATAAACTTCTCCAGAGGCCCCAGAAAGTCCCGCAGTTCTTGGAGGTCTTCGGGAGTGATTAGCGCGGGCCATTTCTTCAGGGGACAGGCTTCGGCTTTTAACGAAGCTTTGGCTGGCATGAAGCACCCGCACAACGTCCCCCCTTTGACTTTTTTACGCTTTAGGAGCGTGCCACAACTCCGCGTAGAACGGTTGTAGTGTTCGCACGACTTACAAACCTCCAGCCTTTCGGCCTTTTTCTGCTGGCTTACGAATAGCATCGGCTATCAATTTCTTTGTTCTGTGTAGGGACTGGTAAAGGGTCGCGGGCTTAATGCCCGATTCTTCCGCAATTTCCGAAAGTTTGTGCCCGTCGATATAGAGCCGAATAATCATTCGGTCGAACCACTGGAGGCGGTCGATGTACAGTTCTATTTGCTCCAGCTTAACCGACCGCTCAAACCCCGGTTCTGCTACTGGTTCTTTGGGTGTCGGGGTATCCTGAAGGGTATACAACTGTTTGAACTTACCTCTGGTGGCTTCTACGTACATAGCCGTACAGAAATAGCCCATCGGCTTCTCCTTAAAACTCTTATCGATTACCCGGAGGTAGGTA